AATTATAAGCGGTATTGATATTGATGCTATTATAATTAATATGTCTGTATACATAAATGAACTCCTTATGTTTTGTATATTATAGCAAATAGTTGCAAGAAATGCAAGAGATAAAAAAGCCGCTTAATAAGCGGCTTTGTTTATTACCAGGTACCTGTACCGTGTGCAGTTCGTTTCCAAATATCGGTAGTATTGTCCACATAGTTAGCAGTGCAATAATACATGTAATCAGCATCAAATGCAACCATTCCTACTTTGTCTCCAGTTACACCGTAGCTATGTGCTGGTACTGCAACTTTTTGATATGCAGTTGTTTGTATAGTAGTGTCAGGGAATGTTAATTGACCGCTTGAATTAAATTGCCATTGACTTGTTATACCACTGTTAACAATTACTTTGCCGTAGGTGTTATCTTGGGCATTGCGTCCACCTTCTATATAAACATTTCCAGCAGTTTTACCTGTTGATGCACTACCACTTGGTAAATTTGAACCACGAATAACCAATGGTGCTGCAGCATTATTGGGTGTGAGATAATCATTAGTAAACGGTTGAACTACTATACCATCGTCGTAGTAAATATATAATTCTGGACCAGTACCGCCTGTGTTGTGTGATGGGTGCAATCCAATACCGTGACTAGCATGTATATAGTTTGGAGAAGTATCAATGAATGTAGAACCTGGTAATTTTAATTTACCATCTGTGCCAAATTTCCAATCATTGCCGTTGACACCAATTGCTGTTCCACTTGGTATATAATTTGCAGTATATAACGTTGCAGGGAATGATTTTCCACTTACATTGTCAGTAGTTATCAGCCCACTATACGTATGATTTGGATATTGATTAACACTACTTCCGGTTACTTGTGAGCTAGACCCGTCCGCCCATCTGATATATGTTGTTGTTTTTGGCGTACGAGTAATCCAACCGTTGTAACCTTGTATAAGAGTACCCGATGTTACAACTGATCCAGTATATGGCACACCGGATTGGGCAAGTGTAAATCCAGCACCCGGATTGTCATTGTCTCTAAAATTTAAATCGCCCAACAACTGACCACCGACTATTATTTTTGTGTGCAGGTCAAAAGTTCCAGTGCTTGTGCCTGGTACAAAATCACCGTTTGTAGCAATAGTACCTGTTGTAGTAGTAGCATTTGGAACCGGAGGATCAAATAGATTATTATGTACAGTATTGCCTATATTAACAACAGTTTCAGTTCCACCGGACAACGCGCCGCCTGTAGTGTTATTATAAATGTCAGAGGCATATGGACCATAACTGTAACCAACTTGTGATACTGGAGATATTGTAGACGCATTAGGCAATGTTAAGTTACTATTAGTACCAAATGTCCACTGATGTGTATTTAAATTAGTACCAACAACTACATTACCTGCATTTTTCTCAATCTTAACATATTGGTCGTCATCACCTAAATACATGTCAACAGTAGTTGGATTACCAGCTACTAAATGTACGTGACTAAATTCAGAATTTGTTATACCGTTATTAGTTACAGTAACAAAGTGACCATCTGGTAAACCATTATATTCAAAATTGTGGTCTACGCCTGCTACTCCTACTGCACTACCTAGTGTAAAAGTAAATGTTGTGATATTACTATTAGCAGGAATAGTCCATTGAATAGATTGTGGGTTTCCTGTGCCGCCGCCTGGGAATGTTATTTGACCAGTTAATGCACGACCTAATTGTTCTGCAGTGCAACCTGAGAATGTATAATTAACAGTTCCAAAATATTGTGAATCACTTGTAGTTACAAAAACAGCCTGAGAAGCACCGTATACAATATAACCGCTTGCGGTTACTGTCCACCCAACTGTAGTTGGACGAATAACTAAACTTTGCCCAGCAGCTGCAGTAGGTGGAGCAAATGCTATAGTATTAGATGTTTCACTTACAATGCTACCTTGCGGTAATGTTAAGTTACCATCTGTTCCAAAAGACCATTGATGAGAATTAGCTTGTAATGTTAATGCACAGTTAGCATCTGCAGATAATTTTATGCTACCGTCAATATTAAGATCTAAATTCCCACTCCAACCTGTAAGATGATTTCCGTCTGTAGCAATATTACCAGGTACTGTTAGTATACCATCGGACGCAAAATACCAACCTGCAGTTATTAAGTTATTTGGATCAGTTTCGTTAATTGCTTCTAAGCTAATACCTTCTCCGCTTGTAATATGAAATCCCATACCGACTCTAATAGAGGTATGTGCGCGATCAAATACAATTCCGCCATTTACTGGCAAGTTTAAATCGCCATTATTATCAAATTTCCATTGATGTGCAGCAGTACTAAATTCGGTAGCAATAGTTGCACCAGTTGAATCAACCCACATCCAAGTTTCTTCGCTATGTGAATTGTCTGGTCCAATTGTTATACCTGTAAAGTTTAGTTCACCAGTACCGGCGACACCTTTTAATGTGCTACCGTTAATAATGCTGCCGTCTGCTAAATGTAATACGCCATTCGTATCTAATTCTAGTCTATAATGTTGATTTGGATTTGTTGCGTTTGTGTTATATAGTTTAGAAGTTGTAACTTGATCAATGCTATTTGTAGTAAACCCTTCGCCTAATTTAACCCCGCCTAAAAATGACGGCGTGGCTACTTCGTTAAGTGCAGCTACCCCAGGAATGCCTTGTTCACCAACAACTCCCGGTATACCTTGTGGTCCAATATCCCCAACAAAGAATGATAATGCAGACCAAGTTGATGTGCCGTTGCCAATTTTAATTTTGTCTAATGTAGTATCTAATCCAAGTTCGCCTTCGCTTAGAATAGGATTTACTGCCGTCCAGTTTGTAGTAGTATCCCTTCTTATTTGTATTTTATTTGCCATTATGCGGCTCCTCCGTTGATTAGCATATCTGTAAATGTATCTGTAGTAGCGTTACCGCCGTCAAAAATTAGATCCTCAAATATTGTAGAAGCAAAACCGTTATCTACAGTTGCAGATGTATTATATAAATCTAGTGCATTATTTGGGTCGTCATAAGTAGCAGTTAAACCAAACAGAGTACCGTTGGCTATCATTTCTGCTATTGTGTCTTGTATAAGTTCTTTTAGATTGGCAGATGATCCGCCAGTGAATGTGTACAATTCCTCAAAGTTAGCATTAACTTTATTAAACGCGGCGAATAAACTATCACCACTTCTGTCGTTCGGAACTGTACCTGTTTTAATAATTAATCGTGACATAAATGATCCTCATTCTAATATTTATCGTAAAATGAGGATCAACACGTATTGGTAGTTGTATAAAGATGTAATACCGGGTAAGATGTGTCTAAATAACATTCAAACCCATGCACTGCTGCTCTAACAAAAAATGCTCTGTCTTCCCAAGTAGTACATGATAAATTGTAAATTGGATTATAGTTTACACCAGCTAATAATACGTTTCTTTTAATTAAATAACACCCGCCGATCATACCAACTTTGTACAATCCGGGTGTTCTAAATAGTCCTATAGGAAAATTACCAAACTCATAAAAATCAGACATCCATGCATTTGGCATCTCTTCTTCACTAGATTTCCATTTAGTCCAAATTACTTCGCCAACAATGTCTTTATCTAATGATAGTAGATGCTGTAGCATATCAGGGTGGGCAATCTGATCACTATCAAATGTTAAAAAATAATCGTAGTTATTAACTTTTGCGTAATTTAATAACATATTACGCATAATTCCAACTTCTTTTAAATTCTTAGGATTCCATATATGCGGTTTATATAGTGTGCTAGTGTTAAACTCTATATACTCGTTATCATTTAACAATGGTTTTAAATGCGGAGAATTATGTAGTATAAAGAATAAATCAAAATCACCTTCCATTTCTCGTAATGCTGTAATATACTGTTCAAAAATTTCAGTAGTTTGATTCACTGGTGCGCCGACTAATATTTTCATAAATTAACCAACGAATACAAATCAAACCCACCCTTGTAGTGGTGTAATGCAGAATTCCAAATTACATACGCTGGGATATTATATGTTTGCGTCAATGTAAATGCAAATAAGATATCTTCAGATGTAATATTATTGTTAGATTCACGCCATATATTCTTAGGTAACTTTTCAACTAATCTTCTATGTAGCAATATACCAGAACCACCAAATATATTAGTTTGTTTTAACTCATACTTTCCACTTGGTGTATACTCTGTTAACTCTAATAGTTCAGTTGTATCTAGCGACATGTTCCATTTTAGTTTATTAGTAATACCAGGAACAAATAAACAATCAACAGTTTGTTGTTCTACAAATTTAAATAGATTAGGAGTTGCTGGATGCATATCAGAATCAAGATAGAATAACCACTCGGCAGTTGATTCATTTAAGAATCTTTCCATAAGTTGATTACGACCTTTACACACAGAATAACTTTTTTGCAAAAATGGTTTATGATTATTATCAGTTAGCCATTCTACTAAATTTGCATCTATTTCGCCAGTATGTGGAATACAAATTTGAATCATATTAAATCCAGCAAATTTATAATAGTGTTGGTATCTTTGGTTAGTATTTCACCATTACCTATTATACACGATTGTAGAATATTCCAATTACGTTCATCTAATGGAGTATCTACAAAAGTTGTATAACCAAATAAACTAGCATCAACGGAGCAATTTGATATTTGTTTAATAGATGGTTTACTACATCTATTATACCAGTCTAATTTTTCTAGGTATATACCATTAGTAAAGGTCTCAAATAACGGACATTGTTGTTCTTGATATTTTGAATTGGTAAAACATGGAACTAAAACTTGTGATGTATCAATTTGTAAAGTGCGTAAAAATTGTACTTCCCAAAATTTAGGTAAATAACAATCATTTGTAATTACTAATACAACACGGTTTTCTATAGCTAATTCAGGCTTATCAGTAACGGTAATTTTTACACTAGGTTCAGTGTTTGTATTATTAAATGGTGTTATGATATGATATGAATTTGTATTAGCTTTTAATGTTTGTTCTAAAACATGATTTACCATATTAGCACTAGATAAAACTATAATATCAAACATGATTATCCTGTATTATGCATCAATAATCTTTCTGCAAAATATACCTTTGCATTAGCCACTGATATATTACCAACTTGAACGCCGTCATCGCAATGAATAGGGTCCACCGAGGTTACACCAGTATATGATAGATCTGCTGATAAAAGCTCATCATCAACTAATACATCTTTTGATTCTACCCACATAGTAACACCGTTTCTACGTATCCAGACTTCATGTTCTGGGGTTGGTTCTACTATAGAATTATTTGCGCAGGTAATACGTATTAAGTTATACGAAGTATTTGTATCTAGTACGAACGTTACTTTTTCGTTAGACATTTCATGAGTATGTGGGTCAATTGCTTTTACGGTATCACCGACTTTAATACCTCCTATAGCATTTTGAGTATTATCAGCCATCGTAATTAGTGTATGTGTTGGTAAACACGTCCAAGTTATATTTAATATACCAGAAACTCCGGATGCTACATGAGTCGCTTTCACATACCCAACATTGTTGCCAGGGCCAGGACTTGAAATGTAACTTGCAGCAGTTAATGTGTATGGTCTTGTGCGCAAAGTACCAACTGTTGGAAAGTTAGAATATATTGCCCAGGTTAATAATGTGCAGTCTGTGCTAGTAGTACTGTTTGAGTAGTTTATCAGTACAGTCCAAGTATTTGCATAATCTACCCATGATGCTGCAGTAGGACCGGAAATCACAATTGATGTAATTGACGGAGGTCCATTACTCTTCCCGTACCCATCACTCATTGCAATAGTACCACTAGGTTTTACAAACAAAGTACGGACAGTTGTTTGATCCATTTGAATAGAAGTAGTACCAGTTAACGCAAGTTCTACATTAACTTGATTTAAGGATATTGCTGATCCTGCTGTGGGTAATGCCATATTATATCTCTATTTGTTTTAGTTGACTAATAGTGGTGCAGCTATCTATTTCTACAATTTTTGGGATTTCATCATCCCATAACGAATCAATATAATCATCTACAGCTATTAACATGATCATCAATTGATCTTTTGTTACAGAAACTTTAACTTTATTATTATACCAACCACAACTTTCACCGTCTGCTAATCGTAGAAGTTTAGTCATAATAAACAATCGCCCCCAATTAGTCGCTGAAATAGTAAATGTAACTCCGTCTATATCAACCTCAATTGGCGTCATCTCCAATGCATCTAATTTATTTCTATGATTTTGTTTAAGTGTTGTCTTAATATGTTCAATTGAACGTTCAGTAGGAGTGTATGTACCAATTGCTTTACCTGAGGTTAAATCCCAAGATATATCAGTTCCATTAAACAATATATTATCAAATCCGGTATCGTTAATAATTTCTCCAACTTGATATATTTTTAGTGTATCGGATATTACTAATGGATTATTTATAGGCACCACACCGTGTTTGTATGCTAACATATCTGAACTTAACATATCATTAGAACCGTGTTGATTTAATACTTTATTAAATTCGCTGCTGCTCCAATTCAATGGACCTAAAATTATATCATTATTTAATGTAAGCACAAACTGTTCAGTTCCTGCGTATCCTATAGTTTGATCCCATGGTATTTCTTTTTCAACAATGACTGGAGTTTTTACTAATAACAATTTTTCATCTAATTCTAGTTTAACTTTGTTAATATCTTCAACTTGTTCAATCCAGCTAAACACAGTTTCAGCAGTTAAACTATTATAATCAATAAAGTTATGCGGATCTACTGAATTAAAATAAGTTTCTTTATAAACATCAGCAACATAGGTTGTTTCTTTAACTTGATATCGCCATGTAACTCGTTTAACTACACTAGATAAGTTATCAACTGATGGAGTTGTATATAACGATAATATTTCCCAAGAATAATCTTTCATTAGTTGATACCTTTTAATTTGTTAACTTCAATCGTCAGTTCTTTAATTGCTTCAATTAACAACGGTACTAGTTTTTCGTATTGTACAGTTTTATAATTTTCACCACTAATTGAATATTCAGTGCCATCGTCATGTTTGCCAATATCAAACGGAGCAGGCACAACAATCTGAGGCAATACTGCTTCAATTTCTTGTGCAATTACACCAACTTGATCATCTCGATTAATATAACCAAAGCTAGCAGCAACGTCATTTGCATTAAATGTTACTCCGCTTATTTTTAAAACTTTATCTAATGCATTTGGTATTACTTTAATATTTGTTTTTAATCGGTTATCTGAATAATATGCTGTAATATTGTTGGTGGCTCTAATCTCACCACCTGTCCCGGACGCGCCTGTTCCTACACCAATTGATGTTATTTGGATTCCAACTCCGGAAGCAGATGCGATTGTATCAGTAGCATGATTTAATAAAATTGCCATTTTTAAACTCCAGTAGAGCCTGTCATGTCGTCTTGAGCTGCTACCCAGTTATAAACTTTTTCTAAAAATGCAGTGCCATCTTGAGATTCTACTTGATCTAAAGGTGCATGATATCTACGAAAATCAATGTCTTTTGTATCGTCATTTGTTGGTTTAGTAGCATATCCAACTACGTCAATCATTACTGAAAATAATGCGCTGCGTTGACGTGAAATTGATGCAGTTACTACTCTAAAATATGCACCTTCAAATGGTACACCGTAGTTTGATGTTGCTAAATCTAATTGTATTGCCATGTTATATTCCTTATTGTATTTTATTTATGCGTAAGTTACTTCAACAGAATCTAAATTACAGACCCAGCGTATGCTTGTTGTTAACTTTGCTCCACTGGTTACAGTAAGTGCTTTATTAGTTGCGTCGACTGTAAACGTAGGTTGTGTTGTTAAACCTATAGTGTCAACTATTGTTTCAATAGCTATACTAGAGATACTCACAGTACCTGCGTTATTAACGATTGCCCCTTTAATTAGATAACTTGCCATGTTTGCGGATGCAGTTTGCTTGGCTATTAGAGTGCCAAAGAATGTCATAGCTTGGTTGGTTGCCACGATAAGTTGGTTAGTTGTTGATGCTGCTGCTGCGTCTGAGGTTAATACTACGGCTGTTGTGGTTGTGGTTGATGCACGAAGAATTATTTTACCAAATTGTGAATCGCCATTTGCTGAAAATAGCCCAGAAGCATATGCGTACTTACCATACTGATTTGTTTGTGAATAGTATCCAATGGAGAATGTTTTATCTGCAACGGCATTATTGCTAACACCAATTGACACACCTCCATTAGATGTAGTACAACTACTTCCAATAGCTATGCCATTTGACCCATTATTAAGTGCAGCATTACCTATTGATATTGAATTAAAACCATTGGTTGCGGCATTTTTACCTATCGCAATAGAATTATTACCGTTTGCCCCATAACTACTCGTATTATTCCCAATAGCCGCAGCAAAACTGTCTGTGCCAGATGCATATGAACCACCTAACGCAATAGCACTAGTTCCAGCTGATTGTGCACCATTAGAACTTGAACCGGTTCCGATTGCAAGTGAAAACAACGATGATGCAGCAGCACCGGTACCAATAGCAATACTACCTTGACCACTAGCAACTGCTTGATACGACCCGATGGCAATAGCTTCTGTACCTGACGCTGTGCTCGTTCTACCAAGAGCTAAAGAGTTCCAGCCGGATGCAATACTTCGTACAATTGTGTTATCGTAACTTTCAACATAACCACGCATTGGTTTTTTGTTAGCAATTTGCCAATTTGTACCGTCACATACTATATCAAGCCCTTCACCGCTACGTAATAGTATGGTGGTCATTGCATCAATTGTTTCTGTACCGTTTGGGTCAACAGTTATAACAAAATTTGAAAGTGATGATGCTGAGGTGTTCCAAATAGAACAAGTAAATCCAGATCCTAATGTTGTCGCTGCCGTTAGTGATACAGTAAAGCTAGCTCCGGAACAATTTATTACTTTTCCTAGGTCTCCAGCAACTACAGTGTATGCAGCTGTTGTATTGGCAATTGTTTTAGTAGCACTCCCTCCACTGCTAATTACTAAATCTCCACTACCTAGTAACGTAGTACCATTGATTGATTTAATATTAGTTGCTGATACTAGAGCTGGTTGCTTAGAGTTAAACGTAGTCCAGTCTGTGGATGTTAATATACCGCTTACTGATGTACTTGCATTTGACAATGCAGCTTGCTTAGAGTTAAATGTATTCCAATCTGTAGATGTTAATATACCACTTACTGATGTACTAGCATTTGATAACGCAGCTTGCTTAGAGTTAAACGTATTCCAATCTGTAGATGTCAGATAACCACTTGCGGATGTAGTGGCAGCAGCTATGCTAATAGTAGGTGTTGCACCACCACTTGAAACTATAGGTGCAGTGCCTGTCACTGAAGTTACTGTGCCGCTGTTAGTTGTTGTAAGTATACCATTAATATCAATAGTCAAACCTGTACCAACTTTAATACCACCTAATGTAGATGCACCAGCAGTTGGTAAAGTATATGAACCTAGTTTAGAATTAAACGTAGTCCAGTCAGTAGATGTTAATATACCACTTACAGTTGCACTAGCATTACTTAAAGCAGCTTGCGCACCTAATGCAGTTAGCGCAGCTGATGCTGATGTTGCACCAGTACCACCACTTGCAACTGCTAGTGTGGCGCTAAGTCCAGCTGCAGTACCAGTTGTGTTTTGATTTAAAGTTGGGAATGTACAATTTGTAAGTGTACCACTTGTTGGCGTACCTAAGATAGGTGTAACTAATGATGGACTTGTTGATAATACAACATTTCCAGTACCGGTTGAAGTTGTAACACCAGTTCCGCCTTGCGCTACACTTAATGCAGTAGTTAACCCAGTTAACGAGGTAATGTCGCTGTTAGCTCCAGAAGCAGCTTGACCTGCTAAGGTGTCGCCAATTTGTAATTCTTGAAATGTTGCACCGTTAAGTACTACGGGATATCTTGCTGTCATTAAGTTATACTCACTTGAATTGATATGGTGGAACGTGATAATACTGCTACATAATTAATAGTTACTGCAATATTAGAAAGCGTTGTACCGTTTCTTGTTAACACAGAAACAGTTTTTGGTATGGTCGTCCAAGATGCAGTAGTTCCGTCTGTTGTTAGGTACTTACCTAAATTACTAGTTTGTGTTGGCAATGAAATGGGCGCAGGTTGCGACACCCATGTAGTGCCTGTAGAAGTCAAAATATACCCGGCAGTTCCTGGTGAAGTCAGTCCTGTACCGCCATTTGCTACCGGTAATGTGCCGTAATTAGAGCCTCTTAACAATGCAGATAAATTTTTCATTATTATACAATTCCTTTATTACGTATTTAGTATCATACAGTTGGCCAGCTTACATTAAAAGGAAAACCTTCTTGTGTAGTAATATCACGTAACGATTGTCTGTATGTAGACCAAGATGTTTTAACTGCTTTAGTAAACGGTGCATCAGTTACTTGTGTCCAGTCAGACTCTTTTAATAATTGATCACGTTTTTCTCTAACATTTGCAGATTCAACTGCAATATCAGCTGTAAGATCCTCTTCAGTCTTATCAGCAACTTCAACAGTAAATACTTGATTATCTTCAATGTATGGAGCAACTGGTATTAGTTTTTGAGTTGTTTTATCGTGTGGTTTCCAGATAGTAACTCCCAATGCTGAGTTTGCTTCCATAAAACTGGTGTCTGGACCAGTAGTAGGAAACGATGTAGCAGGAAAGAGTTTTTTGTAGTGACCAATCTCAACAACTTGGTTGTCTTGTATAATTGCAATATCCATTTTAATATCCTCCAGATGTTGGTAATGGTGCTGTTGGTGGTGTGAAGTTTTGGGTGTAGCGTGCTAAGCCTTTTGTTATACGGAGGTCGTCTATGTAACCATTTAAGAACGTGTTTGCGTTGCCATTTTCTGAACCAACTCTCCACTGTATTGGACCGCCACCATCAACGCTTACCGAAGTGGTTATACCATTGTCGTAAATCCCATTTACATAAAGAGATATATTTGTTCCGTTTCTAACAATAGCCAAATAATACCATGTGTTTTCTACAACTACAGTATTACTTACAATACTTCTGGTTGCAGAATAATTATTAATATCAAATGTAAATTTAGTTGGAGCATCACCATGTCTATCGGAAAGCGATATGGCATTAGTTCCCCATGCAGCAGAATTATTTAATATTTGCGGGTATGTTGATGTTCTAGTTAATGGATAATACCAAAATTCTATAGTAAAATTACCAGTACCAAAGCCTAAATCTGAAGATGATGACGTTATTAAATAATTACTGCCGCTAAATTTCATACTACCAGTACCAAATTTCTTCACACTTGTATTAACAGTTACGCTACCTGTATTCGTAATAGTCTTAGGCCTGCTACTCAAATCAGTGAATACCTGTGAGCCATTAGTACCATCACCATTCAACAACAAACTAACCTGAGCATAATTCTCATCATACTGAGTACCGGTTACGATTGGGTCTTCGTAGGTTGGTGGTGTAAAGTTAGCAGTGTATCTGGCGTAGCCTTTTGTTATGCGTACGTCGTCGATGTAGCCATTGAAATTTGGGTTACCTACATGAGAGCCACCAACTTCTAAATGCCCGTTAGCAGAGTAGTTAAAGGAATCTGTAGTACTACCACTACCATCCATTACACCATTAATGAAGATTTTAACAGTACCACTTGCCCTAGTTACTGCAATGTGAAACCAAGAGCCGGTTGTTACGAGAGTTGAGCCCATTATCATATTCGTTCCCGATTGGGGGGAAGAAGAACCCCAAACAAGATAGCCTGCTGGATACATATATAACACCCAGCCTACATTTTTACCTAAAAGTATCGCAGTCTGTGTTCCAACGGCACTCCAATTTACCCATGACTCTATAGTAAAATCACCTGTTCCAAATGATACCGCTTGATTGTCTGCGTGGGTAGTGTAGTCGCCAGTACCATCGAAATACATACTACCTGTACCATACTTCTTAACTGCGGTACTAATCTGAGCATTACCATAAGCTGTAACCGTCAAGTTATTAGGAGATTCATCTGTAAACGATGTACTACCGTTAGTACCATTACCTCTTAGCAATAACGATGTATCAACACGATTAACGTCAAATGCTGTACCAGTTGTAGTAGCTAATGCGTAGGTTGGTGGTGTAAAGTTAGCAGTGTATCTGGCGTAGCCTTTGGTTATTCTTATGTCATCGATGTAGCCATACACTTGACTCATAGCAGCATTTGTCCACCAATTTCCAATAACCTTTGGATATGCCAATCGAGATACAATACTTCCAGAAATTGCTGTTAAATTTAAATCTCTAACTCCATTGATATAAAGTTGCCATGTTGTTCCACTTCTGACAAATGCAATATGATTCCACGCATTCTGTGTGATACTAATTGTACCAATGCCATTACCACCTAAATCGGAATTGATTAAATTCCAACTAGTGCCATTGCTAGATGCCCATAAACCAATTTTTTGATTTGTTGATACTGAACTATAATCAATACCTATACTATAATCAGCTCCAAAACTACCATGATACAAAGCCTGCCTAGCAGTAGATGTTGGATACCACCAAAACTCTATAGTAAAATCCCCAGAACCAAATTCAATATCCGCTGTAGATTGGATTGATAAGTAATCCCCACCGCCATCAAAGTACATACTACCTGTGCCATACTTTTTAACTGCAGTGCTAATTTTAGTGTCACCATATGCAGTAATAGTCTTAGGACTACTACTTAAATCCGTAAACGCCGTACTACCATTAGTTCCTTCACCTGTCAATAACAACGATACGTTAGCGTAATTAGGGTCAAAACCTGTTGAGATATACTGAGTAGCAAATGCCTGGCTAGGTGGTGTAAAATTAGCTGTATATCGTGCGTAGCCTTTGGTTATTCTAGCATCATCAATGCAACCATAAAACCTTTGTGATCCATCTGGATAAGGTATACTACCTACACCAATATTTTCAGCTTTATGATCAAATGATGCTGAAGTTAATGTGTATACTAATACACCGTTTAAAAATAGTCGAGCTGTTGTATCACTGTACGTGTATGATAATGCAGCATGACTCCAAGCATTTAATGCAGGTATTGATGTCGAATTATGATTTTGACCTGAAGAAATACTAAAAGATAAACAACCTGTACCAGAGTCCGTGTACAGCTGCCAAGAGCGACCTGAAGCGCCACGCTTACTAAAAATTTGACCGTAGTCGTTGAAGTTTACTGGGTAGATCCATGCTTCCAACGTAAAATCTTTATTGGATAAATCAAAAATATCACTATTTAAGAAATAAACATGACCACTCCCAAAGAACATACTACCAGTACCATTCTTCTTAACATCAGTGATAAGTTGAACATTACCGTAAGGTATAGCCGTCAGATTATTCTGAGTACGGTCTTGGATTTTGTAGGAAGGAAGTGCTGCGGTCGGTGGTGTAAAATTACCTGTGTAGCGAGCGATGCCTTTGGTTATTCTTAAATCATCCATATATCCAGCCCAAGGCGCAACTGGGCTTGATGTATCACCGCCTATAGCCTGTATTGTAGACGTTGCAAAATTTGTTGAAGTTGTGGCTGATGCAGTTGATACACCATTAACAAATATTTGTAAAGAAGTTCCATTTCTAACTGCAGCTACATGCGTCCACGTATTTAATGCTGGTATAGTAGATGATGATAATACATCTCCTGTATTATACAATCTAACTTTAAGCGTATTACCAGTAACATAGAACACAAATCCATTAGTAATCGCGGTGCAAAATATATAATTATATGTACTATATGATGTAGGATAAACCCAAGCTTCAACTGTAAAATTATCAGTTCCAAAACCAAAAGCTGCACTTGATGTAGCATATAGATAATTAGTGCTACCATTAAAATACATACTACCAGTACCAAATTTCTTAGTTGTGGTATTAACCGTAGCACTGCCAGTCATAGCATTATGCTGATTAGACCAATCAATAAAATCATCACCGGTTAACATTAATGACACATTCTGCCAATACGGGTCATATGCGTCAGTTGTGTTACCGTCTAGTAACAATGACACATTGCCCCACCAAGGGTCAGCTGCGATAGTCGGTGGTATTGTTGGGAGTGCTGCGGATGGTGGCGTAAAGTTAGCTGTGTAGCGAGCATAACCTTTGGTTATTCTTAGGTCGTCAATGTAGCCGGTAAATAAATATGTACCGACAATACCACCAACCTGTGATGTTGTGTCTAACGCTATGCTACCAGCTGACACGTATGTAGAATCCAATACACCGTTTAAGAAAATAGTAAAATTGTTGCCTGCGCGTTGCACTACAACGTGTGTCCACCAATTTAGTGTTAACGTACCTGTTGAGCTATGAGCTACTATATAGCTACTTCCTGTAGCTGATGAAGAAAAATAGATCGATATTTGTCCTCCGGAAGTCACATATAACTGAACTGCCCAGTTTCCGATAGAATAAAAACAATGATATGAGGTTGCTACCATTAGGTACAACCAAGCTTCAACGGTAAAATTTTCTGTACCGTTTATTGCAGTATTGGAAGATACCGGGATAGACAGGTAATCCCCGGTACCGTCAAAATACATACTACCGGTACCGAACTTCTTAGTAGCATTGTCAATTCTAGCATTACCGTAGGTTGTCACAGGCAATCTATAAACTGAACTATCTAATATCTCATTCGATGGTAATGCTTGCGTAGGTGGGGTGAAGTTACTTGTGTAACGGGCTATGCCTTTGGTTATACGGAGGTCGTCTATGTAGCATATTCCAGCTTGCATTCCAGCTGCTCCACCACCTACCCCAACACCACTAGGTGCAGCAAAATTAGCTGTTGATAATGTACTATTTGTTGACGTTCCTTCTAATGTACCGTTTATATACATTTTACATACACCTGATTGACGAACAACAGTAACATAATTCCAGGTATTTGCTGATTTACCTGCTGCAGAAGTTACAACAAAATCACTGCTATGCATATAAATTGTACCATTAGCACGACTGTCAATACCCCACATTGTAGTTGAGTTGCTTGTTCTAGTCGATACGTGTTGAACAAAGTCAACGAATGATGTGACATATAACCAGAACTCGATAGTAAAATCACCAGTACCTAAGTCAAGAGTATTTCCTGTGTTAGTAACAGTCAAATATGACGAGGATGTTGGAACGTATATTGACCCAGTGCCAAATTTCTTAAAGATACTTGATGCAGTAACTGAACCAGTATTAGTAACTGCCAATCTATTATTAGACTTATCCAGCAAATCATTACCAGTCAATAACAACGACACATTAGCAAAATTATCATCAACCGTAGTATCGCCATTTAATAGTAATGACACATTGTCGTAATACGGATCACTAATATTGACACTTGCTACTGGATAATAGCCGATCCCGCTAGTTGATGCCGCATGTATAATCTTACGATTGCTCATTATGCTAGTCCTTTACCTATTACATAACCAGTCCATGTTGCCCCTGCATCATAGGTATAAAACCCAAACGAATCTCTACCAGAAGCAGTCAAACTAGATGGAGCAGTACCACCAACCCATTTGACGGTAGAAGTACCACCAGCGGCTACTGACAATGTCCATGTAATAGTTGCTAATCCAGCATTAGTTAAATCCAACACAAATGAACCAACTGAACCAGCAGCAGGAATATTACTTACAGTAAATGTAGTAGCACCAGCGGTTAATGTCTTAGTAAAGTATGAACCTAATGACAAATCTATGTCTAATGCAGCCATTGCTACTTTAGTTTCATAAGAACCTAATGCAGTAATAGTCTTATTAGTTAATGTTTGTGTATCGGTAGTTCCGACTAATGTGCCTGTTGGAGCTGTTACTGCAGTAAACGCAGCTGTTCCATTGCCTTTCAAGATACCAGTTAATGTAGCCGCACCTGAACCACCTTGAGGAACTGATAATGCTGTAGTTAATCCAGTTAATGATGTAATGTCGCTGTTAGCTCCAGAAACAGCTATTCCAGCAACTGTGTCCCCTGTTTGTAATTCTTGTATTGTAGTTCCATTTAAAACTAATGGATATCTTACTGTCATTAATTTACTCCTACCTGTGTAGTTGTTGAGTTGTTATTTAGTATTGGTAATATTCCCAATACTGCTAATACACATATCGTTCCGTATGCCTGTGAGGTTAGTATAGGAAGTAATCCTGCTGATATAACTACTGATATAGTAGAAGCTGATCTAGTTAAAATTGAAATAGATCCAACTCCTGCAGATGATCCTGCTACCCAACTAGCAGTAGTTCCGTTTGTAGTTAAATACTTACCGTTGTTACCAGTTTGACTTGGCAATGATATAGGCGCAGCTTGTGACACCCATGCAGTTCCGTTACTAGTTAACACATTACCGGATGCACCAACTACAGTTAACCCAGTGCCACCGTTTGCTACAGTCAATGCAGTAGATAATGTGATTGATGTAGCAGATGCTGTACCTAAAATAGGTGTAACTAATGTCGGACTTGTCGAAAGTACAACATTACCTGATCCAGTAAACCCGTTCCAAAATGCAGACGACGTGCCTGATGGTGTTTCTAACAACTTCCAATTTGCTGTAGACGTTGTGTACATAAACGACACATACGTACCACTTACATCTAACATAAATCCAACACTGTCATCTTCGATAGTATTACCGTTTGCTAATAATGTAATTGCATTATTAGCAAACGTATTATTAATGTCAATTATACCAATAATAGCACCATCATTTGGAGATGCAGGGAATGTTATATTAAACGCACTTGAAATAGTATTACATCTTACTAATTCATTTGCACTTGCAGTATAGGATGCAGTTTTGATTGCAGTTGCAACCAAACCGGAACTAATTGTACTCCAAAGTGCAGTAGTTCCGTCTGTTGTTAGGTACTTACCTGAATTACTAGTTTGTGTTGGCAATGAGACAGGTGCAGTTTGTGATACCCATGTAGTGCCATCACTTGTTAACACATTATTAGCAGTACCTGGTAGCACGGATTTCAGTCCGTTAGTACCGTTACCTAATATTACACTATTTAATGGGAATGTACTTACACCAGTTCCACCATTCGATACTGTATTAATTGTATCAGGTCTTAATGATGATGATAATTTTTTAGCCATTAATACTCCTTTACAGTATTTATTAAAGTTTATTCATTAAGTAAGTATTTTATACTGCTACTCTCCGAACAGCTCTAGTGCTGATCATTTGCCGGTACTTATAGCCGTATATGTACGGTTCTCCAGTGCCAAAGTCTATATTCCATGCGGTTGCAGCATCAGTCTCAGTTGAAGACCAATAGTTGTTAACGCCAAACGCATTTGTTTCATACCAGCCAAACCCAACAGCACTCGTTTTAGCAGGAGAGCCGCTAGTGTAATTGGTGCTTATCGGCTCCGGTGATACTGCGTTGGCATTTGAGCCGATACTTGTGTAATTAGAAAAATCCGCAGGTTTTAAGAAGTAATACAACACTTCGAGCTCATTCTTAGCAGGTAAATACCAATCGCTATAACCACCTATTGTTAAATTTTTGCAAAACACCGCTGCTTGATAAGCTGCGCCTAACGCAGCTAATGACGCAGAATTAGTAGGTCCGTTGATAACTGACGTAATTCCTGTTGTAACGTCAGATTGTCCCCATTCTCTATTTGGACTTTCACCCGATGCTTTAGGTGCAACGATTAAATAATGCGTTGCTACGCCATTTGCTGTAGTTGAGATTTGCCCAGCATAGAATCCACCACCGTAGGCTTGACCAACTTGTAATGGTGTGGTTACTGTATTTGATTGTACACTAGCAGCACTATTACCACAATTACTATTAGCAACAGCAGTAAATGTATAACTACTACCAGTTGATAGCCCGGTAAGTATAATTGGACTACTTGCACCACTTGCAGTTTGCCCACCTGAACTAGTTACAGTATATCCGGTAATAGTAGAGCCGTTTAATGAACTAGGTGCAGTAAATGCAACAGTTGCCTGCCCACTACTATAAGTTGCGGTTCCAATAATAGGTGCACCTGGCGCGGATATAGCAGTTGCCCACAATCCGCTTGATTTAAAACGGACTTGTTCATTTAATGAAAACAGTCCGTCTGCTCTACCGGTATACGCAGTGCCACTTGGACTAGCTGCTTTTATTGAATGATTATATGGCATTTATTTTCCTTTATGCGATTGCTAAAAATATGTAAGTTGCACTCGTAACATTAATATTAGTTGTTGCATTTTGTTTTACAATAAATCCTGAATTAGCTGGATCAATTGAATCGTCAGTGGTTACTTCAGCAGCAGTTGTATTGAGTGATAAATGTGGATCATTTGCAGCTGCAGTAATACCTCTAACAGAATCCCATATATACCAATCACCAGCTGCATCACTTCGCTTGATTAAGATAAATCTAGCACCTGTAACAAATCCACAGTTTATAGTTTGTGAGCTACCGTTACCTGCATACGAACCAACTTTACTGATACCAGCTAATGTAGCAAATAAGTATGCAACGTAAGTACCGCCAGACAGATCAGCAGGCGACCCTGTAGAACTTAAAATTCGCGCAGGCCAAAATGTTGTTGTTGAAACAAGTGGGTCAGCATAGGTATTGATATATGTAGCGCCAGCAGATGAGTTTAGGTTAATTCCGCTTATGTAGTAGTTTCCTGCGGTAGGCTCGAAATAAGCCACGCCCCATACTTCTGATGCGTCCCTTCTTTTTCCAATCATTAGTTGAGGTTTAACACCTAGCGCATGAGTCTGTCCAGCAGTTGCCCCAGTCCCCGTATAACAAACCACATCAAAAAACCCGGGCGCTCGTCTAAACATCCAACCCATATCTGGAGTACCTTCATAAAAACCGCCGCCATCGTGAACACCATTGTTATATCCCCAGACCAGTGATGATGAATACGTACCGCTACTATCAATTAATGATGATGTTGTTGGTAAACCGGCTCCCGGTAATAGTCTTGGGTGTAATGATGTCAAAGTCGAACTATCTATATTTGGACCAAACATAAAAAGATCTACTACAAAATTAGATAAAAATTTAGGTGTACCACCTGGGTGTTCACTATTCGATAAAAAAGCGTTATATACCTGTGTACCACTCGTCGGCAGCTTGTTTGGGCGGCGGATTGCCATGTAGATAATTGGATTACCGCTACCAACGCCGCGCCATGCAAAACCTGTAGCCGTTGGAGCAACGTATGACGTGCCACTTTTTAACTCTGCATCAGACGTATTTGGCTTTAAGTATGCGGGAGGTGAATTAGAAAACCCTCTCATCGTGTCAACAATACGCCAGTCGCCAACCCCGGTAGCCTTTTTCCACAAAAGGAACTGCGGCTCATACCCAAGAGTAACATCAGCATTATTACTTCCATCAGTAGTAAACGACCCACACTGAATCATCCCATCCGCAGCCGTGTCGTGGGCGAATAGGTAGGCAACGTAGGTTGCTCCGGAAGCATTAGTTACTGCACCGGAGTTGCTGCTCACGTAAAACGATGTTGCTGAATTTGGCCCAGTTCCCCAAAAAGAATTTGAAGCTGACGTGTCGATTAGATTTAGATATAGATTTTCTACTTGCATTAACGACCTATGCCATACAGGCCAATCGCCTACTGCGCTTGTATTCTTAACAATTACCATGCCAGGTGTTACGCCAAGCGAATGGCTTATAGCACGGTTGCTTGTACCGTCGCCGGTATAAGTAACTACATCAAAAAACTTTGCGGCTTTGCGGAATGTCCATGATACATAATCTCGCCCAGAGGAATTAACTAAAACAGATGGGTCGCTACCCAAACTAAATCCATTTGAATTAAATCCAGTTATTGTATTTAACCTATTGGCATTAGCTGTTGCGTTATTGCTACATAACTCATTATCTGAACCTCGTATTGTATCAACCAAAGTGTGTTGGTCAGTAGAGGTTCTAGTTTTAATCCACACCAAACCACCACTTCCAGCTAAGTCAATGCCGTTATTAATAGTTTGCGTTGAGCCATTACCCGTATATAAATAAGTGCTAAACACTTCATCTGAATATGTTATTATTGTTATACTAATACTACTACTTGATGAACTAGAAAGACTAGCACCTGACGCAGTGTTAGCAACTACTGTAAATGTATAACTAGTTCCACCAGTTAACCCAGATACTGTAATTGGACTGCTTGCACCAGTTGCAGTAACACCGCCGGGTGAACTAGTAACTGTATAACTAGTAATAGTTTCGCCATTTAATGAACTTGGTGTAGTAAATGCCACTGTTGCTTGTAAATTACCAGCAGTTGCACTAGCAGCAGTTGGTGCACTTGGTGCTGCAATAGCCGTTGGCCATACCCCTGCTTGTTTTAATTTAGCTTGGTCATTTGTTGAAAATATCCCATTAGCTCTACCAGTATACGCAGTGCCACTTGTTGCTACTGCTGCTACTGAAACTATTCTTCTATTTGACATTTGTTTATTCCATTTTTATGTTGCTAAAACTTTACGTACTGCTCTATAGTACATTGTATCTGCGACCTTTCCTGCAGCACTGAACTTGCCAGTAGCCATTTGACAATATATACCATTCGTTGCATCGTATTCAGTTGATGTCCAAAATCCACCTGATATAAACCATTCTGTATTTAAGAACGCTGCAATTGTGGTTCGTGCTGGATAAGATGCAGTGTATTTGGTGTTTATTGGCTCTGGTGGCACAGCATTAACATTTGCACCAGAATCTGTATCGTTACTATATAGATTACCTTTAAAATAAAAATATAATAATTCTTGTTCATTTATTGACGGTAGGTACCAATCGGTATATCCACCAATTGTTAGATCCTTACAGAACCTTGCTGCTGTGTACGATGCACCTAATGCAGAAATAGTCGCAGTGTTGGCTGAGCCATTAATTGATGAAGTTGCTCCAGTAGTACCAGCTGGCCCAAATGTTGACATCGATTGTCCCGTCGATGCTGGTGCAACTATTAAATTATAATACACTCCGCTCACCTTTAGTTGACCTGCAAAGTATCCACCGCCATATGCATCACCAATGTTTGTAACCGGCCATGCAGGTGCAGTACTAATTCTCCGAACAGCTCTAACATAGACACTATTCTGCTTGCCGTAGCCGAAATCGGCTCCATCGTTGAAACGAACACCCCATGGGTAGTAAGAAATGTATTCAGTAGAAGACCAATAGCGGTCAGCGGCAAACGCATCTGTTTCGCCAGTTCTAAACCCTACTACACTGGTTTGAGCAGGTGAATTAGCGACGTGGTAGCTGCTTATTGGTTCTGGTGATACCGCATTGGCGTTGCTACCACTTGTTGGCTCATTAGCAGCTATCGTAGGTTTTAAATTGTAATACAAAACTTCGAGTTCATTTCTAGCAGGCAAATACCAATCACTATACCCTCCTATTGTAAGCCCCTCAGCAAATATAGCCGCTTGATAGTCTGCACCTAAGGCTGCTAATGATGCAGAATTTGTTGGGCCATTGATAACTGACGTTATTCCTGTGGTTACACCATACGTTCCCCATGTTTTAGTTGACTCACCTGTTGCCTTAGGCGCAACTATTAAATTATAATCAGCGGTACCGTCTCCTCTAATTGATATTCCACCAGCATAGAATCCACCAGCGTACACTTGACCAACTTGTAATGCGACGATTAATATATTTGATGGTGCGCTTGCAGCACTTGAACCTGCATTACTATTAGCAGTAACAGTAAATGTGTAACTTCCAACACTTAGTGTAATTAAGATAGGACTACTTGCACCAGTAGCTGTTTGCCCCCCACTGCTAGTAACAGTGTATCCAGTAATAGTTGAACCATTTAATGAGCTGGGTGCGGTAAATGTAATCGATGCCTGACCACTACTATAAGTTGCGGTTCCGATAATAGGTGCACTTGGTGCTGCAATAGCAATTGCCCACAATCCGCTTGATTTAAAACGGACTTGTTCATTTAATGAAAACAGTCCGTCTGCTCTACCGGTATACGCAGTGCCACTTGGACTAGCTGCTTTTATTGAATGATTATATGGCATTTGTTTTCCTATTTGTTAATTTTGTTAACACTATCCCAATATCCGTCATTACGTGCGCTTGCAGATTCAGGATCATGTTGTTCACCATAAATGTCTTCAATAACTTCACCATCCATGTTACGTAGTGCATATACACAGTAATACACTGTACCATCTTCTATTGCAGTAATTTTGTGTTGGTGTTCTTTACGAATAACTATAAAGGTAGGTGCAGTAAACTCTTTAGGATCGTGACCTTCAATTTCAACCTGAACTTTACCTGATACAAGTAATGTAACATGGTCAAACTTATGTTCGTGCCCGCCGTATGATTCACCGGCTAATTCTAAAACGTTTTGCTTTACCCAGATATTACCAAAATAGCCTAGTTCAAATGTTTTCATGGAAGTTGTACCACAGGTGTTTGCTCAACCCAACTTACAGTTGGTTCGTCCCAGTAGTATTGACTACTATCTTGTGGATATTCAACTGGTGGATTCCACGTCATTGTGTTAATATCACCTACCCATGAAGGGTAGGGTTGTCTTGCAGTTAACTCTGCTTGTTTATCATCATTAAATTCTTCTTCAGTTAACACTTTTACAATACCAGTTAACGAAGTGTCTGCATCGTCGTCGCATGTACCGTAATACAATGGAGTTTCAACATATGAACCGTCAGCATTAGTGCTAATAGGGTAAGTAGATTCATTTGCAAAAACAAACTGGAATCCCTTAACATCCGGTAGTGCCGGTCCAGTACGCATTGGCTCTGAAGTACATAATATTTTTGTGTGTGCATCTATGTTTGTTATTTGAATATACATGTTTATTTTCCTTTTTTTTATTGTTTAATATACTAAAACTCTGCGAATGGTTTGGCAGAAATAATTACTAATTATCTTTGTTTTCTACTACGACACTAATTCGCGTCTAAACAACCGGGTATCAGACGTATTACCACCAAAACCGTAAGTAGCATAATCAGGTGCAGTAGTATCAAACCGGATGTGTGGTATATAAAACCCATTTTTAGAGGAGGTCCAATGTTGAGACGTTCCAACCCCGCTATCATTACTAGCAACACCAGATGAAGACGTGAAATTTTCCCCGCTTGGTAGTCCCCACCACGCAACCTGGCTACGTACAAATAAAAATTCAGCAACACTAGCTACAAACCAATCATTATATCCACCTATATTTGATTGCTTTGCAAAACGTGCCGGTAAAATAGTATACCCTGAGTTGTACCAAAAATTAGTATTCATAGCGCCGACATACCAATGCCATGTTTGCCATGTAATGCTTGATGGTACATTTTCTGCTCCCCACTCTACAGCCCAAATACCACCGTTAGTTACCGTACCATTAACGGTGGTTTGTAAATCTCCACGAGCACCGTTAACCCAACCAGATGCTTTGGGGGACACTATCATTCTATACTTCTGACTATCATACGGGTTAGTATATATCCCAGCAAAATAACCACCTTGATATGCATCACCAATTGACAACGGTACAATCCCGGATGAGACGCTTGATACTGTACTGTTACCGATTGCTGAGGTTGCAATAACCCTAAATGTATATCTTGTACCTGGAGTTAACCCATTAACTGTTATTGTACCACTACTAGACTGAGATAACATACCTGTAATATTTCCAGGTGATGAAGTTGCGGTGTAACTAGTAATTGCAGATCCACCATTTGAACTTGGAGCAGTGTATTCAACTGTTGCTGATGTACCGGATACTACAGATACTGCCCCAATAGTAGGTGTACCTGGGACATCTAACATTGTTGCAGATACAGTCGAACTTGCAATGCTGTTGCCGCAATTACTGTTAGCAACTACTGTAAATGTATAGGTAAATCCACCGTTATTTAATCCAGTAACAATTATAGGACTAGATGAGCCTGTTGCTGTTTGTCCACCCGAACTAGTTACTGTATAGCCAGTTATAGTTGAGCCATTTAATGTATTTGGTGCGGTAAATGAAATTGTTACTTGTGAGTTTCCAACAGTAGCAGTTCCAATAGTAGGTGCATTTGGCGCTGCAATAGCAATAGGCCAATTTCCAGCTTGTTTTAATTTAGCTTGGTCATTTGTTGAAAATATCCCATTAGCTCTACCAGTATACGCAGTGCCACTTGTTGACACTGCTGCTACTGATACTAGTCTTCTATTTGACATGATCTAGTCCTTATGAAATAGCTTCGTAGGATACTGTATATGTTATTTTGCTAGCTGTTCCAGAAGTTACTACTAATGATACGTTTTCTTCTAAGTAGATAGTTTTATCTAAAATAGAGATTGTAGAGCCGGCTGGAATTGAAACTTGATATATAATTGGATATGCAGTTCCGCCAGTAGGAGCAGATCCTTGTGCAACTGATCCGTTTGTATATAGAGCAACTGTAGCTGAAATAGCCGAAGTTCCATCTACGTTTGCTACTAAGATATTGTTTACTTTAATACTATTAGCAGAACCAGTAGCATTTGCTAATAATACAACATTTGTTGTTACTGCTGGGGTTAAAAAAGTAGTTTTACCATAAATTGATAAGACGTTAACTATATTCGGGTTTGCCATTATATTCCTCCAAAGATTATAGACAGTGCCATTGATTTGCTAACAGTGGCTTGGCTTGTTCCAGCTGCTGATGGTGTTGGTGTTACTAGTAATCGCCAGTTTGTAGTTGACACGTTATAGATAAACGATACATAAGTGCCGGTAATATCTAATACATAGCCATTAGCGTCACCTTCGATATATGCGTTAGTTGGTATTATTGTTATGTTGTTTATTCCAAATGTTTCATTTATATCAATAACACCTATAATTGTACCATCTGCCGGAGTTCCCGGAAATACTATATTAAATACGCCAGCAGTAGAATTACATCTAACTAAGTCATTAGCAACTGCAGTATAATTTGCAGTTTTTACAGGAGTAGCTGTTAAACCTACAGCTGACCATGATGCATTAGTACCGTCAGTGGTTAAATATTTCCCACCATTACTAGTTTGGGTTGGTAGACCGTTAATAGCCTGCCATGTTGCTGTAGTTGAACTAGTAGCTGTAAGTACTTGTCCAGAAGCTGGTGCAGATGCTGCACTTATACTAACGATTGTACTAGCTGATTTTAATGAGTACGCTGTTGCGTTTGTACAATTAGTTAAATCACCACTAGTTGGTGTACCTAAAATAGGAGTAACTAATGTTGGGCTATTTGATAATACAACATTACCGGTACCAGTACTAGTAGTAACACCAGTACCACCACTAGTTACTGCTAGTGTAGCACTAAGTCCAGCTGCAGTACCAGATGTGTTTTGGTTCCAAGTAGGAACTGTGCCAGTTAACCCACTATATGGTAACCCTGCGCAATTAGTTAACGTACCACTTGCAGGTGTACCTAATGCACCACCGGATACTAAGTGTGTTGAAGTATCTAACGATGCAACCCCGTTAGTTAATACAATTAAACCAGTAGATGCTGTAGATAATGCAGAAATAGTAGTTAAGTTTGCATGTTTTGCTTGGTAAGATGTTGCGATATCGGTAATATCACTAACAGTTAATGTAGTTGACCCAGTAATTAAGCCTTTTGCATTATATGTTACTTTAGTACCAGTACCTGCAGATACTATGCTAGCTAATGTAATAGCTGCAGTTACGTTAGCAGACCCATCAAAACTAACAGTCCAAGATGCATCACCTGACGCTGCAATACTTCTAGCAGTTGCTAATTTAGTTGCAGTATCTGAATTACCAACTGTTGGACTAATCTCAATATATGCAGATCCAGACCAACGATAGATTTTATTAGTGTCAATTGCTACGTAAATTTTACCAGTTTCACCAGTACCTGGAAGACCTGCTAAGTTTGCGTATTCTAAAATATCATCAACATAACTTGGAAGGTACGTTGCTGCAATCTTTGAATCACTACCTAACGGAGCAATACCAGATACTGCGCCAATTGTTGAAGATAAAATAGCATCAGTAATGCCATATCCAGATAACGTAGTTGGTTTAGATGCAATGTTTGTAAATGTGTAACCTGTACAATTAGTTAACGTACCACTAGTTGGTGTACCTAAAATAGGTGTAACTAATGTCGGACTTGTTGATAAAACTAATGTTCCAGTACCTGTACCTGCAGCCCAACTTGCAGAAGTACCATCGGTTGTTAAATACTTACCACCGTTGGCAGTCTGTGTTGGTAACGAAATAGGTGCAGGTAAACTAACCCATACAAACCCGTTACTAGTTAATAAATTTCCAGAGGTACCAACTGCGGTTATTCCTGTACCGCCATTCTCTACTGGTAATGTACCGTAGTTTGAACCTCTAAGAGACGTAGATAATAATTTAGACATATATGTTCCTTCACTTATATTATGTATTTATTAAAACTTAGGTTATTGAGTTGGCGATGCAGTAGTAGATGGAGTAAAATTACTAGTGTATCTTGCTACGCCGTTAGTAATACGGAAGTCATCGAGATAACCTTGCATTTCTTCCCCATCGGAACTTAATTGTGTATATGTAAATGGGAAACTAGTCGTACCATTCCAAGATGCAACAGATGTACCATTCAAATACATGTTAGTTGTGCTACCTGAACGAACTATAGCAAAATGATTCCAAGTATTAGCGGTAAATGTTCCGTATACTGTCAGTGATGCTGAATCAACATTGTATGCAACAATTCCAGTACCATTGTAATAACAGTAGAAATATTTATTACCTTCATACTCATTATTAAAGAATCTATGATAACCACTTAACGCAGTGACATTAAACCAAAATTCTACTGTAAAGTTTGCAGATAATGTTATATTAGTCGCACATCGTAAATAGTCGCCCACACCGTCAAAGTATATCGATCCAGTACCAAACTTCTTAACACCGGTGCTAACTTGTGTATTACCTACTGTAGTAACAGTTCTTGAGCCAATACTTAAATCAGTAAAGTTGTTTACTCCATTTGCACCGTCACCGCTTAATAATAAGCTAACTGAACTAAAATATGGATCAATTGCAGGCATTGATATACTTCCTGTTGCAGTTGAACTACTACTGTTACCTACAGAATTAGTAGCATATACCGTAAATGTATAAGTTGTTAATTGTGCTAATCCGTTAACTGTAATAGTACCAGATCCTGCTTGAGATAAGGTTCCGGTAATGCCTCCGGGAGAGCTAACTGCAGTATAACTGGTAATAACTGTACCACCGTTTGATGCCGGTGCTGTAAACGTAATCATAGCAGATGACGCACCAGAAATTGTTGCTGTTCCAATAGTAGGTACACTAGGCACTGTAAATGTTGTAGGCGTAGCCGAAACAGATTCACTAGATATACTAGAACCGGATGCACTGTTTGCAACAACAGTAAACGTGTAACTTGTTCCATTAGTTAACCCAGTTATAACAATAGGACTAGACGATCCGCTTGCAGTCTGCCCACCAGAAGATGTAACAGTATAACTAGTAATAGTAGAGCCATTTAACGTGCTAGGTGCAGTAAATATAATTGATATTTGCGTGTTGCCAATCGTAGCTGTAGTAATAGCAGGAGCAGATGGAGGAGTAATCCCTAATGCCCATAGACCTGCTTGTTTAAGTTGTCCTACAATATCGCATGACCAGATACCGTTTGCTTTACCGGTATACGCAGTTCCGCTAGTAGCTTGAGGATTAAAACTAATTATATTCCCTTTCCATTTAGCCACAGGTTATATCCTTATGATAATTCTTCGTATGAAACTGCATAACTAATTTTGCTAGCAGTTCCGGATGTAACTACAATTGATTGATTTTCTGTTAAGTAGATTGATTTATCTATAATAGTTAATGCAGCTCCGGCTGGTATAGATAATGCATAAATTAGCGGAAATGCAGTTCCACCGCTAGGTGCAGATCCTTGTGCAACTGAGCCGTTTGAATATATTGAAACAGTTGTATTAATAGCTACTGAACTATCAATGTTAGTAGCCATGATGTTATTTATTTTTAAAATTTTTCCGCTCGATAGAGGATTAGCTATGAATACTACTGATGTAGCTACTTGCGGAATTAAACAGATTGTATTACCATACATTCCAGTAATACCAATTATATTTGGGTTTGCCATATATCATTAACCTCCGTACGCTATTAACATAGCAATTGTATTGGCTGAAGATGCAGGAGATGCAGATGCAGTTGCTGGAGCACTTGGTGTTTCTAGTAGTTGCCAATTAGAAGTTGCTGAATTATAGATAAATGTTACGTATGCACTACTTATGTCTAAAATATACGATGTTGAATCTCGTTCAATAGTTTTTCCAACAGATGGATATATAATCAAATTATTAGTACCAGCGATATTATTTATATCAACAATTCCTATCACAGTGCCATCTGTGGGTGATGCAGGCATTGTAATATGTATTGCGCCGGCAGCCGAATCACATCTAACTAAATCGTTAATACCTGCTGTATAATCTGAAGTTATAGTAGCAGTAGGTACTAAGTTAGTAACTGGTATCCAGCTAGCATTTGTACCGTTTGTAGTTAAAAATTTACCAGTATTGGATGTTTGTGCTGGCAATGCAACTGAAGCAGCAGATTGTGATGTCCAGGTAGTCCCGTCTGATGTTAATACATTACCAGATATTCCAGGAGCAACTGATTGTACTGCACTCAGGCCATTACCTAAAATTACACTGTTAGCCACAAGTGACGTAGCACCAGTACCGCCTTTAGTTACTGACAATGTTGCACTAAGTCCGGCTGCAGTACCTGTTGTGTTCTGATTAAAAGTAGGCCATGTAAATGTACCGGTACTAAAGTTACCGCTTACAGGTGTGCCTAATGCGGGTGTGGTATTAAACAACACACTAGCACCAGATTGATTAACAATATCTCCACCGGGTGGTAATGTAATCTTACCACTATTATTAAACGCCCAAGTGTAGCCGTTATTTGTAACTGATAAACCACCACCGACTTGTAATGCGCCACCAATGCCGACCCCACCAGATACGGTTAATGCACCAGTAGACGGAGAAGTCGAACTAGTTGCAGCAGTAACTGATAAATTCGTAAATGCAGGACTTGCAGATGTTTGCAAGTCCTGAGGAGTATTAATTAAATCACTATAGTTATTACTAAGTGTGGCAATTGATTGGACACCACTAGCTGTTTTTTTAATAAACAGTCGTCCATCATATGTATTAATTGATATTTCACCATCTAATAAATCAGTAACCAACGGTACCTTTGCAGATACCGAACTTCGTTTATGTAAGATGTGTGCCATATTAAGTTTTTAGAAAGTACCACCGTCTATGTCAGACCATGTAGGTAAGCCACCACTTAGCATTAAGACTTGACCATCGGTCGCCTTTGCTAATTTTGATAATGTGTTAGTTGCAGATGCATATAGAATGTCCCCTGCAGCATATGAAGTAATACCAGTACCGCCATATGTAGCACTAATTGCAGTACCGTTCCAAGTACCAGTTCCAACTGTACCTAATGTTGTAATACTAGTTTGACCAACGTATGTACTTGCGATATCAATGCTTGTACCAGATGATGTAATTCTATTTGCAGTACCGCCAACTGTTAATACACCTGATGCATATGATAAACCGTTACCAGCAACTGATGATGCAAGTTGTACATTTCCGCCACTTATTGTAATACCGTTAGCAGTGTTGACACTAAACGAGTTACCAGTTAGTGTTAAACCTGCACCTGCTTGCCACGAACCTTGTCCAGCAAACTGTGTAAATGTAACATTAGAAGAACCAAAAATTACACCTTCGGTTGTTTGTACATAACCATATCCGCTGTCAGACACATAAAAATAGTCACCACCACCAAAGTTACCATAACCGGCTGCAATGTTAATTGCACCTGCAGTAGCATGGTTAACTGTTAATGTAATTTGGGTAGCACTATTAATACTTAAAATACGTGCATTTGAACCTAAAATACCAGTTCCACCAACTTTAAATACAGGCATACCTTCTGACAATGCTGAAGTATTACCAGATGTTAATGTTACAACTGCAGTTAGTGTTGATAATGTAGCTGAAAGACTGTTAACTGCATATGATGAATCGGCGTCAATTGCACGAACAAATGTAGTAGCAGTTGCCCAAACATAAACACCATTTTGTTTAGCATCAGTTTGACCAATAACTAATACACGGCATTGACTATGACTAGTAAATGTTGCAACTTCGCTGCCGCCATCCCAACTATATGTAAATTGCGGAGCAGTTGCAAATGTTAAGTAAGAACCAGGTCCTACGTCTCCTAAGTGTGGAGCAGTACCGGCACCTGGAGTATATGATGCAGCACCTACGTCAGTTGATGTTACAAAATCTACAGTTTCATGTATATGTAAACCCTGTGCTAACGTGTCAACATAATTTTTAGTTGCAGCGTCTTGTGCAACAACTGGATCTGCTAATCCGGTAATTTTGTAGCCACCCATTGCTACAGTATCGCCAAATGTAGTAGCACCTGTTACACTTAATGTACCAGCAACTGCAGTATTACCTGTTGCAGACGCAACTGTAAATTTATCAGTAGCAACAGATAAGTTACCTGAGAATGAACCAGTTGACGCACTTAATGTACCTAATGTAGAGTTACCAGCATTTAATGTACCAGCAATCGTAGTGTTACCTGATGATGCAACTACTTGAAATTTATTTGTATTAACGTTAAAGTTACCAGTAACATCAGCTTGTCCAGTAACACTTAATGTACCAGCAACTGCAGTATTACCTGTTGCAGAAGCAACTGTGAATTTATTAGTAGCGACAGATAAGTCACCTGTTGCATTTAATGTACCAGCAACTGCAGTATTACCTGTTGCAGAAGCAACTGTGAATTTATTAGTAGCGACAGATAAGTCACCTGTTGTATTTAAAGAAGATACCGTAGTACTACCAGTTACACCTAATGTGCCAGCAATTACAGTGTTACCTGTTGCAGCAGCAATTGTAAATTTATTAGTAGCAACTGCAACATCACCTGAGAATGAACCAGTTGTTGCACTTAATGTACTAAGTGTAGTATTACCTGCGCTCAACGTGCCTGATATAGTTGTATTGCCAGATGTTGTATCTACTAAGAATTTAGTAGCCACACTATCAGTAATTCTAAAATATTCAGAAGCAGCAGTTGTGTTACCGGAAATTGTAACACCGTTATTAAATGTAGCAGTATCAGTGAATGTCGAAACACCGGTAGTCGTTAACGCACCGCCAATCCATAAATTGCCCCCAATACCTGCACCACCTGCAACTTGTAACGCACCTGAAGTAGCATTGCCTGCGTTTGCAGTAGATTGTAGTAATTTTAATCCGGTAGTATCTAATTTTGAAACTTCAACTGCAGATGTGCCATTGCTTGCATAAAAATGTAATATATCATCACTTGCGCCTGGTGCTGATTCTGCAATAATGTAAGTAAGACCGTCAACTGATCTAACACCGCCTAACGATGCCCAGTTGCCGCTTCCGCTAGTTCCGGTATACCCTTCAAATGTTGAACGTTCTGAATTATAACGAACCGCGCCGGCTAATGCAGGACTTTGTTGAGCAGTAGTACCTGTTGGTAGTATTAATGCGTTGGTTCCTTCAATAATAACATAACCAGCGCCATTTGGTTTGAGTTTAATATTACCGTCAGTATTTGTTGAACTAATAACACTTGTACTACCAGTAATTGTGATATTACCAATGTTAATTACATCGATTTTACTATTAGAATCAACAATAAGTGCTGAACTTGCAGTTAATGTACCAGGAACATGACTCATCATGTCTGTAAAATATTTACCACCTAATAGTACCGGAGTAGTTGTTGCGTCAGCTGCACCTATCCCGATATATAATCTATCACCAGTATTTGACTGGGTACCTGCTAACGATGAATATCCTAATTCACCAATTGCAAGTGTACCAGTAGTTATTGCACTGGTACTGGTTCTTTTAATTCTGATTTTTGAGCTTGCCATTTAATTACCCTTATTTAAAATTCGCCACCGTCCATGTTTTGATTTAACAGTGAAGATTGCACGTCCCATTGACTTGTTGTTTCGTTGTATACTAATAATGAGCCGTCTAATAACCCTGTGCTGTTCACGTCAGGAATGTCTATAACTTTATTTATCTGGTTCCCGGGAATACCTTGATCCCCTTTCTCACCCGATACATATGGAAGATCATTCCAATGTAATATGCCATCTCCAAGTTTGAATGTATTTGTATCTATTTCAAATGCTAATTCACCGTCACCTAATATTGGATTTACATCAATCCATAGTTGCGCAGTTGCTCTACGAATTGGCGCACTTGTGATAGAACCAATAACGTTTATTATACCATTATTGATTTCTAAACCGGCGCCAATCTTAACACCACCTAATGTGGTACTAGATGCAACTGGTAATGTATAGGTTGACCCCGATGATCCTGATGATCCAAATGTAACTTCGCTCCAATTTATTTCAGCATTAGGAACTGCACCTGTAGAAGTACTTCTAACTTCTCCGCTTTGTAATTTGTATGTATAGTACCGATCACCTGTTCTAGTATATGATCCAGATACGTACTCGTTTTTAATATACACTAACATACCTTCTTGTATGCGTTGTCCAGGTATATTAGTTAGTTGATCATTAGGTAATCCAGTAATACTTTGTAGTGTACCACGAAGTTCTGTATCTAATGCAATTGGCGCATTAGTAGCAGGACTCCACGTACCTGGCCAAGTGTTTCTTGTTAACCCGTCATAGTTAGCTGCCATTATGAAATGCTCACGTAAGTTGCACCCGATTGTAAAGTAATTCCGTACAATTGATAATTTTCAGAAACATAATCAGATAATGGTGCATCGGGTGCGAGTGCAACAGTACTGCCATTGGTGTATGATACGTCACTTAATAATCCAGCACTTGCCCCTGTTTTAAATGTAGTTGGTTGAGGTGCTGAACTTCTTACTGCAAACCAAAACGCCCGTGGATTTGCATTTGAATTTGTAATTGATTGTGTTGCTAATGTTTTAACTTGATCACCTAATACAGTAACTCCAACTTCAACACTAGTATTATTAATTATGTCAGCTCTAGTTGGAACTAATAGTACACTGGCTGTCCATAACCAATAAGTTGGATATGTAAAACTAGCAGCTGCTGCAACATCAGACGAATTTGCAGGACCAAGCGTAACATTATACGCAGTGCCTGTTACTGTAACAGGTCTAGATGCAGTAGATGTTAATGTCACATATCTAGCAGTAGATTTGTTACTGTGATTAATTGGAGCAGTAAATGTCATAGTACCACTTGCAGTAGTTGACGATACTGTTCCGTTTGTACCGCTAATTAAAAATGTTCTGTTACCTGCTGATATAGCTGATGCAGTTGGTGTGTAAGTAGTTGAAGTATACGCATCAAGGAATGTTTTTCCAGTTAATGCAGTAATTGCAATTGAATGCGATACTGTATTCCAGTTAACTGAAAATGTTGTAGTTGTACTCCAACTAGCTGTTGTTGTACCGTTATAATAATTAAACGCAACTACTCCACTTGCTGTACCACCAGTTGCAGAAGTTGAAGTGGATCTAATGTACGATGTAGAATTGTTAGTAGTAAAACTTTGATTCCAGTCTACGCCTCCAGCAGGTGTAACACTATACGCTCCTGCAGTATAATTTCCAAGTGTTGTAGAAATTGATCCAGTTGATTGTGTAATTGTTGCAACACTATTAATATATTGAGTAGGTACGTCAGCTGGATTATCAACAGTAACAGTAAATCCAGTTGCAGGAATATCCCAATTTAATGTTGAGCCTGCAGATGACACTGCACTTACGGTTGGTGTAAACGTTGCTAATGTTAATCGTAATGTACTACCTGAAAATTCTGCAACCCTAACTGTGTTAGTGACATCATTTTCTTTATAACCGGTAAGTGTGCGATAATTGCCGTTAGTTGACCAAACTAATGATTCACTTGCAGCAATAGATAACCCTATCGGTCCTTGTGGTCCAGTGTCACCTGTATCGCCTGTTAGTCCAGTATCACCTTTGATGCCTTGTGGTCCTTGTGTACCTTGAGGACCGGCGATAGTACCAACATCGGTCCATTGTGTTAAATCAATTGGGTTGTCAGTATTACACACCCACAAATGGCCTAACACCATGTACCCATCACCGATAATTGCAGTGGTTAACAATTCTAGTTCAGAGGTTGAGGGTTTTTCACCTTTAAGTTTAATAGTACCAGGATTTATGCCGCCAATAAGTGTTGCTGCTGGTAATGAAATGCCACCATCGGCTGTACCTGTTATAGCTCCTTGACCAAGATAAATGGTGTTTGTTGAAAAATACCCAGTTAATGCATGTATTGATGCAAAACGAGCATCTGGACTACCGAGGTTTATAGTTCCGTCAACATCTGGATATATGTCTGATGCAAGTAACCCGCCTACTGTATAGTCAATACTAATTGTTCCGTTAGCACTAAGAGTAATGCCGCTTCCAATTTTAACAGCACCTAGTTGAGTAGCAGTTGCTGCTGATGACGACGATACAGGATTCCATAAATTGTCATATCTAAGGTATAATCTATGTTCAGCAGTGTTCCACCAAAATGTTCCACTACTTTCAGAAGTTGGAGGAGTATTACTTGATATTACTGATGCAGGATTACCAGAGGCACCAAGAGTGATAGGGATACCTCCAGGAGTAACCCCGTCGGATAGTCTTAGATCGCCAATTTCTTCATTATAAAATATAGTTCCAATTACACCAACATACTCGTCGGCTTCAATGGTTGTAACACGTCCTGATTTAATCTTTTGAATAGTCATACTGTATTTATTGTATGCTAAACAAAAGATTAATCAGAAGTTTGTTTGATTAGTACATGCGTTTACGATTTGCAGATACTGGATTTGCTTCTTTTTGCAGTTTTTTACGATAGCGTGCTTTAGCTGCACCTGCTTCTCGTTTACGTTTCGTAGTTGGTTTTTCGTAAAACTCTTTTTTACGTAACGTTTCTAATTTTCCAGAGTCTTCAACTTTGCGCTTAAATCGTCTTAACGATTGTGTAATGTTTT